TTCCTTTTTCATCAAAAGATACGCGCGTTAATGTTTATGCGTATGATGCTGACGCTCCATCGGATATTTACGGAAACAACTGTTAAACGAGAGGGGGTCTTTTTGCCCCTAAATGTTTAAATCGATGTGACACACTCTTTGTGTTGTTTGTATTGTTTGTATTGTTTGTGTTGTTTGTATTGTTTGTGTTGTTGTTGTTCCCATCACCCCTTCTGAATTATATTCCTTCTTTGCATTCGCATTCGCATTTCTTTTAGGAGCTCTGTGCTCAAAACCGGTTTGTTTTTCGGTTTCAATTGTTTTCCATAATTCTTCTATTTTTACAACTGCATTTTTGAACCATTCCTTATTTCGCAAAACAAGCACACAGCTGTAAACGTCAAGTCGCCAGTAAATGTTTTTTATCCACGTTAGATTATCATGCGTGTTTATGGTTTCTTCAAACCACGCATCAAATGCCGTCTTGGTTGTAATGTCCAATGGAGCATACTGGTAAAACGGTTTCTCGTCTTTTGCAAAATACACAATAACGCCTCGTCTTTTTCCATTCAAATTATAATTCCAGTTTGAAGAATCGTTTGTTTCATCCGAGTCCGCATTAAATGCATCTTCATCTTCATATTCGGTAAATTTCGTTTCTTCAAAGTCGCATTCCGGTAAATTGCAAACCTCCATTTGAATCTGCATTTGAATCCAATAATCTTCCTTTGGAATTCCAGTTATCTCTCTAGATACAACATTCTTTATTTCAACCAAGCGACCGTAAAGCGGTGACAACGGACACACATTTATTCCATCCGGTGAAGCTCCGATAAAGTAATAGTTTGAATTTGGATGTCGAATGCAGCCAAATTCTTGGACTTTTGTGCCGTTTATTTCCTCATAGAGCTGTTTTGAAAGCACTTCATATTTTTGACCCCAGTGTAAAGGCGACTCTGTGTTGACGCGGCTGTATTTTGTCGGGTCAAATGGCATGCATTTTTCGTATATGAGCTGATTTTGCACAGACTGTGAACCAAACGCTTTCCATACTGAACTTGCGGTAACGAGTCCGTGACGGTGAGAATACCATTCATCCGTTTTTTGCTCTGGCTGATAAAGCGACTCTAAAAATTCTATTTTTTTTTTCATTTTTTCCAAGTTGGGAGACTTTCTTATAAACGAATACTTGTATGAACGATGTGGGCGAATAAATTTAAAATAGTCGTGCATTGCCACATTTATTAATTCGTCAATTTGACACGACATGACTGTTTCATTTTCGTCTTCACTGCAGTCGTCGTTTTCGCCGTCGTAGTCGTCATCGTCGTACTTTCTGTAGTTGATGGAAAAATGCAATATGGATTGCACGTGGTCATACACAATAGTTTCAAAATCAGGATTACTGAATAAAAGCGGGTTCGATTTAATGAATTCGTCAATTAAAATTAATGCTTCTTCGTGTAACAATCCCAAATCATCATCTGATAATGTTGGTTCTTCTATTTCCATTGCATCATCATGATCGTAGTCGTTGTTGTCTTCATCATTTTCTTCGTCTTCCTCATTTTCCTCGTCTTCCTCATTAGGTACGTCATCCCCTTCTGAATGTGTTGTTATGGATGCGATATTCATCATTTTATCAATATCTAACAATGTGAGAGTGGTTTGGGTTGATTTTGATTTTTTTATTTTTTGTGTTTTCATTATGCGTTCAATGATTTTATTAAGGCTTTGATTAAGGTAGTGTGGTTAAACTGGTATAACAATTTCTTTTTAGATATTTTTTATAATCAATTTTTTACTTATTATACTTTATTAAAATAAAAATTGATTATAAAAAATAAATATAGATAGTTTACAACATATACTAGCTTAAAAAAATGGGTGCTTCCGCTTCGTTTTCTAGAGATGCAAATTCGTCGTCATCGTGCTTGATAGTTTCGATTGATGGAAATATTGGTTCGGGAAAAACAACAGGCAAGGCAAAATTGAGAGAATATATAATGTCGTTGAAAAAAAAGAAGGAAGACGATTCTATACTATTTGTAGACGAACCAACGGGTGACTGGGAACAAATCAAGGATGAAAACGGCGTTCCCATTTTGACAAATTTGTACCTTGACGTTAAACGGTTCGCATTCAGATTTCAAATGATGGCATACATTACCAGGCTGAAAAAAATAAGGGAAGCATTGAAAACGTCAAATGTTCGGCTAATTATTACAGAGCGCTGTCTTTTAACAGATGCACACGTCTTTGCCAAAATGCTTTATGATTCCAAAAAAATCGAACAGGACGAGTACGACATTTACACGAGATGGTTTGATGAGTTTGCAAAAGAGGTTGAGCCATCGTGCATCATATATTTCAAAGCAAGCACAGAAGTGTGCATGAATAGAATTCAGAAAAGAAATAGACCGGGAGAAAGTAATATTGGGTTTGAATATTTGGAAGATTGCAATAGGTATCACGATGAATGGTTGAACTCTGTTCCTTCAAAAATTACAATTCCGACGCTGATTTTAAATGCAGAGGTGGATTCAGAATTGTATGACTACAGTGCTGACATTTATCACTTTATCAACAGTTTGCGCGCTTCAAAAACGGTTGGAGTGATGCATCGTTTGAAAACTTATATTGATGGCAACCAGTTCAAAATGTATTCTTCGGAGGAGAAGGAAAACGCGGACAATTATAATGGTTGGTACCAGGAACCGCCGTCGCCGACATATAAAGATTCTCGAGAAGACCGAATGAGATTGTCAAGACTTGGACACGCATCTTATTTACATTTTGATGCATAAAATATCGAGAACTTTTCGAGGTTTATATTTTAATATGTCTAATTCTCTCAAAGTTGTTGGAAATAATTCGCGACCATACACATCTTGAAGGAGCAGCCATTCAAACATTCCTCCGGTGTAAATATAGACGTGTTTTGCTCCCAATTTAACAAGTTGTTCATGTTTTGAATACACTTTTTCATCATTCGAATTCAATCCGTAAATTATTATTTTCGTTTTTTTTGAATTTGTTATAACATCATTTATAACTTCTTCTTCTTCGGCTATTGGAATTGTGTTTGGAATTAAACATGTCTGGAACATGGGGTCAAGCGTGTTGATTATTGCATATTTATTGTTGTTATTATTGTTGTTATTATTGTTATTATTATTGTTATTATTGTTGTTATTATTATAAGAATGTTTACACACCATTTGCATGTCTTCATAATTTATTTTAAATTTTGAGTTATTTGCTCCCATGAATAAATTTGTTTGATATTATAAGTATTTAAAAAATGAATATGAATATGTATGAATATACAAATGAATATTTAATAAGTATTAATATTCATTAATAAAAGACATTTTTTTATTTATTATAATAAATATGTTATAATAAATATGTTATAAAAAATATGTTTCATCTACCTTGCATACATGAGTCCACAGTTTCCGCCTACAAATGTGATCATATTGTATCTCTCTTCATAAATTGTCAAATTATAATTGTAGTCGTAAATTCTCCATGTCGGCTTATTGACGCCAATTGGAACATTGGTTTCCGGGTCACAAATTGTCAAGAAATTTGCGCTTGGGTCTAGCGGCGGATAAAATGTGGTAAATTCGAGCTCAATTGTTGAAAACTTACTTGTGTTGATCGCGCCCGATGGTTGAAAATCTCTTGGGTCATTATTAAGGCAAAAATTGTAAACATAAAGTCCATCTGGAGCAGAACCACGACCACTCGTATATTTTTCGAGGTAGTTGTAAATTCCCGCATCTAGTACATTCTCTCTGTATTTTCCGTCTAATAAAATACCGCAATTTAACAATATATCTTTTTGATTTTCCACGCTGAATGACTGTGTCATGAAAAGTCCGGTGGGTTCATTCAACACGGGGTTCCATCCGGGACCATAGCACCCCACAATTGATGGGTCATCACAAACTGGCGGAGTCCACGTACACACGTATGATGGATCGGGAGGGTCGGGGGCTAAATCATGTGGTGCGGGAATCAATCCGACCGGTTTATAGTTGTAAGCCCAGTTTGAATAATTGCTCCATTCGTTGCGCAAATAAGCGTCGCTTCTTTGGAAAAAAAACATCCAAGTGCTTACCATTCCGAGCGTGCTTTGCAGCCACACGCGCCGACTTCCAGTGACATTTTCATAATTCCACTCGTAAATAGACTTGATGAGATATTGTTGGGGCATGGATGCAAATTGTTTGGACTCGTCGGCGGAGAGGAAACAGTACGTTGACATGAGGTGAATATCTGCGTTCCAGTCGCTTCGTGTTGAACTGTAATTAAGTTCAACGTTTGGAGGAGGTTGAATAAATCGATAAAACTGTTGCAAATTGTCGTTGAAATTTGGTTGAATGTAATTTGGCGTCGTGTATTCTGGGAAATAAGACGGCAGCGTATTATCTCCCGTGTTTACGTTGGAAACGTCACGAATTACAAAAAGTTCCTTCACAGGACGAAACGTGATGTCGATTTGAAGCTCATTGTACTGTAATGCAACCAACGGGAATGCCATTTTGCTGCTCATTGTAAACCAAGCATTAATGGGAATGTAAAGTTTTCTAAATCGTATAGACGGTTCAATTCCTGCCGGATTATTTGTGTAATTGTAAAATGCATTTGGGTATTTTCCATTGTTAGTTGACGAGTATGCAGGGTTATTCAATTCCGGTATATTTCCGGTCATTCTATTATAGAGTTCGCGCTCTGTTCCGTTGAAATTGCGCTGAACGAGTGCCAGCAAATAACCACCCGTAATTTTTTGAAGTGTTTGTCCTCCAACTGATATTGTAATGTCTTTAATCATTTGAGTTCCCACATTATCAATCCATTTGAATTCATATGGCGTCCATGATTGTCCGCAAGTTGTCGGAGGTAAAACAGGACTCCAAATATTTGGCAGCGTTACAACAATGTACGTGTCCATCAATAATTCTGCATATCGTGGGATGTAAAATGTAAATTTAGAATCTTCACTCATTCTCAAATTTCTTTGACCGTTGAAATCAATTCTAAATTTTTGTAAACCAAAATTTGTGTATTTTGCATATGTTGTTTTAAAAAATGTTTTTTTAGGATTTGAATTTAGTATGACATTTTGATTCCCATACGCGACTAAATTTAATAAACCTCCTGTCATAAGTGGTGTATTATGTTTTGATTATACTTTGGTATTAATATAAACTATATATATAAGAATATTGATTCTAAATAATAAATCAATTTATATATAAAATCTTTTATTTTATAATTAAAATATTTTATATATAAATTGATTTCAATAAATTATTTTATATCAAGAATTATCATTTTGTTAATTTATAACATTGTAACAAGTAATTAATTATTGTATTATTATATATACAAAATATAAGATTTAGAATATTTATAACACAGGATGCAAAATAACATTGACAAAATAAGAAATGAGTTACAGGGAAATTTAATGTATTACAAAACGATGGTTTCACAAGTTCCGAATACCATGTTGATACACATAATCGGGTGCACATTGATTATTTTTATAATGGCGTGCATGGCATATTATGTTTATTATAAATACACACTACTTCCAAAAAGTTGCGCACGTTTAAATAAAAAAAAAGGAGCACCATTAAATTCAAATTGGATAACAACCGCTTCATCCGACCCGTCATCCCAATTTTTATTAAGAGACTACTATGTTAAAGCTGCTTACAATAGTTGTTCAACCGGTAATTTTTCAAATGATTATGTAAGCACTTGTGCTCTTAAACACGCGATACAAATGGGATGCAGGTGTTTAGATTTCGAAGTGTACGGATACAAGGGTGAGCCAATCATTTCCACGTCTTTGAGCGATGACAAGTGCATTAAAGAAACGTACAATTCTGTGACATTTGACGAAGCTATGAGTGCGGTTGCGACAACCGCATTTAGCACAAATTCAACCGTGTGTCCAAACCCCGATGACCCCCTTTTCTTGCTTTTCAGATTAAAAACAAACGATGTCGATGTTTTAAATAGCATGGCCAACTCGATAAATTCAAATTTGAAAGATAGGTTGATGCCGGAATACAATCACGAATTTGGTGGGAAAAATATTTGCGCTGAACCGATTATTAAATTCGCAGGCAAAGTGATAGTTGTTGTAGAAGCCATTCCGCTGCTTTATCAACCTGGTGCTGAAAAAATGTATGAGATTACGAACCTTACAAGCAATGTTTTTTTAAGAATATTAAAAGTTTTTGACGTGCTGAACAGTCCGGATATTATAGAATTGACAACATTCAACAAGCAGTATATGACGATAGTGATACCAGACAATTCAATGTCGGTAACTAATTATGATCCTATGCCGCCTTCTTTGGCTGGTTGTCAGGCAATGGCAATGTCGTTTCAGATGTCACGCGATGGTAATTTGGCTATATACAATGACTGGTTTAATGCTGGTCCGTCAAAAAGTGCATTCTTATTGAAACCTGATGGGTTGAGGTTTACGCCTCAAACAATTCCAGTGCCGACACCGCAAAATCCTGCGCTTTCATTTGCCAGCCGCCCGCTTGAATCTGACATGTATAGTTTTTCCATTTAATTGAGGGGAACCAAGTTGCCAAGCATACAATAAATTAAAATTAAATTTATTTTTAATTTATTATATATATATATATATATAAACATTTATGAACAGAGTTAGAGAAGCAAATTCCTCCTGGTACAAGTCTCTAAAGAAGTCGCCACTTACCCCTCCCAGCTGGGTATTCCCGATAGTATGGACGACATTGTACGCACTTATTATATTGGCTGGTATCGTTTTCTTAAGAAATGGTGGCACTGTGCGTTCTAGAGGTTTTCTCTATTATTGCGCAGCGTGGGCATTGAATATCGCGTGGTCGCCTCTTTTCTTCACATATGCGCGCCCCGATTTAAGTTTCGTCGTTATTGTAGGAATGCTCGCATTCATTGCCTTAAATATCTGGGCATTTTATCCAGTCTCTCGACTTGCGAGTTATTTACTTGTCCCATATCTTTTGTGGGTTTCGCTTGCGACGTACCTAAACGGGTATATTGTATTTATGAATCCGATGATGGCGCGCAAAATTTAAAGGTAAAAGCATGGTTATGGTTATTCAAAACTCACGACAATTTCCACCTTTTCCTTTTTAATACTTTTTGTGGCAGATATTGACAACTCTTCACGTTTTTTTCGAGTTTTGGTTTTGTCTGTTTTTGAATTTGATTCGTTTGTTGTTGTTGTCGTTGCTGACTGAATGTCGAAAATGTCGCACTCTTCAGATGCAGTTGATGTTGAAGACAATGATGACTGCAAATGTTTAGATGTGCTGTTTCTTGAATTCATGTCGTTTTCAATCGTTTGATAATTTTCTTCAATG